CGCTGGCTATTTCGTCTCGCGTGTTGCGAGCAACAGTTCGGTTTGGTAAAAACGGAATGGCTAAAGAGGTATTTGATGACGTAACGGATGGCATCCGTTCCAACATCAGTGTTGGCTATCAAGTCAGCAAAATGCAGAGGGAAGGCGAGGATAGCTACCGCGTCAACTCTTGGAAAGTCCACGAAGTATCTTTGGTCTCTATTCCTGCGGATGAAACTGTAGGCGTAGGTCGTTCTAAGGACACTTCAATCGAACCCAAACCCGAAATTATCGAAATTAAGGAGACACAAATGTCTGACATCGATATCAATGTTGTTGCCGAAGAAGCTCGTTCTTCGCGTAACAAAGAAGTCGCCACAATTATTGAATTGGGCGCAAAGCACGAACGTAGCGACATGGCTGCTAAAGCTGTTGCCGAAGACAAAACTCTTGACCAGTTCCGTGGTGAGCTGCTCGAAGTTATCGGCGACAAGCCTCTCGAAACTGCTGAAGTTGGTCTGACCAAAAAAGAAGTTCGTGAGTTCAGCGTAATGCGCGCTATCCGTGCAATGGCTAACCCAGCCGACCGTCAAGCCCAAGAAGATGCTCGCTTCGAAATGGAAGTTTCCGAAGCCGCACAACGCGCAACTGGCCGTAACGCCCGTGGCGTAATGCTTCCTACGGAAGTTCTTCGTTCGTGGACACGTGACGTAAACACATCTGATGATGCAGCCCTGATTGCGGAAGACTTCCGTGGCGGCGACTTCATCGACGTGCTTCGCAACGCTTCGAGCGTAATGGCTGCTGGTGCAACTGTTCTTAACGGTCTGCAAGGTTCTGTTGCCATTCCTAAGAAATCGGCTGCTTCGTCTGCTGGTTGGATTGCAACTGAAGGTGCTGCCTCTGCTGAGAGCGAGCCTACCTTCGGTCAGGTCACAATGACACCTAAAGTAGTTGGCGCACACACTCAGATTACACGTCTGATGATGCAACAGTCTTCTTTGGACATTGAGAACCTCATCCGTAACGACCTTGCTCAAGGCATCGCCTTGGCAATCGACAACGGTGCGCTTCAAGGTTCTGGCTCAAGCGGTCAGCCTACAGGCATCAAGAACACTTCGGGCATCAATGCTCCGACTTCGTTCGCTGGTGTTAACCCAACCTTCGCAGAAGTTGTTGCAATGGAAACTGCCGTTGCTGAAGACAACGCTCTGTTGGGCAACTTGGCTTACATCCTGCCAGCCTCCATGTATGGTGCGCTGAAAACAGCACTTAAAGACGCTGGTTCGGGTCAGTTCGTAGTTGGCCCGGATGGCCAAATCAATGGTTACAACGCCATTGTTTCGAACCAAGTCACTGCTGGCGACCTGTATTTCGGTAACTTCTCCGACGCCCTGATTGGCCTTTATGGCGGTCTGGACATCGTTGTAGACCCATACAGCAACAGCACAAGCGGCACAGTAAACGTAACTGCATTGCAAACTTGCGATGTAGCTGTTCGTCACGCTGTCAGCTTCGCTGTCAACAACGATGGTGCCTAAGCACTAACGATAAGAAACGGGAGAGGGGCTTCGGCCTCTCTCCTACCTTCTTTTAGATATAGGTGGAAATATGTTTTATTTAGTATTGAAGAACACAGTCGTAAGCGGCGTCAAAGCCAAAGCTGGAGACGTGGTAGAGATTAACGACACGAACGAAAGCACTTCGCTAGTCGCAATGGGTCGCGTAGAAGCAACATCTGCTCCGCAGCCTAAGAAAGTAAAAGCACCTAAGAAGGTTGCTAACCGTGCTGTAACCGACTTCGAGACACCAGAGGCCGACTAATGGCAGTTGAGACCGCAACTGAAAGAGCAATCTTTTTCGACACAGGTGACTTTGGCGATGCGGCTACATATACTCCCGCAGGCGGCTCGGCGACTACAGTAAATGGCATCTTTGACCACGCTGCTGCCGAGGCAGAAGCTGGCGGCTCGGTTAGCGTAATTGTAGAGCAGCCTCGGTTTGTCTGCGCCACGTCTTCTTTGCCCTCTGCGGCTGAGGGAGACGCCATCGTAATCGAGACTATTTCCTACGTAGTAAGAGTTGTCTTCGATGACGGAACAGGCACAACCGAACTGTTCTTGGAGAAAGTGTAATGGCTCACGTCCGCACAAGCATTCGCAACAACATTGCCACCACCGTAACTGGTCTGGCAACAACCGGGGCGAGCGTGTTCAAGACACGGCTATTTCCACTGGGGTCTGCTAAGTTGCCTGCCCTGTGCGTCTACACAAAGAGCGAAGCCGTGGCGATGAATACGATGACGCCACCTCGCCAGCAAGTTCGCAACCTAGACGTTATGATTGAGGCTTACGTCAAGGGGACGTCTTCCATTGATGACACGCTGGACACTATCGCTGTTGAGATAGAAGAAGCGTTAGCCACAGACATTACTCGTGGCGGCTTTGCTAGAGACACGAAGGTTACTAACTTCGAGGTCGATTACGATGGAGAGGGCGACCAATCAATCGGAGTTGCGCGTTTCACAATTGCCGTAGACTATGTTACATTAGAAAACGACATTGAAACTGCTGTTTAGGATGATATGATGGCAAAGCGAATTACAGTTTACAAAGGTTCTGACACAATGGAAGTCTGGGAAGACAAAGTTGAGAGCCTTGTGAAGAAGGGGTGGTCTACTGAAAAGGCCGAACCCAAAGCCAAGGTGAAGGCTAGTTCACCGAAACCCGAAGCACCAGAAACTAACGAGGCATAATCATGGCAACTCACACAGGTAGCGAAGGCACGGTAAAAATTGGCTCAGATGTTTTGGGTTCAATCCGTTCTTACACAATCGAAAGCACTGGCGAAACAATCGAGAACAGCACAATGGGTCTATCGGCTCGCACATACGTTGCTGGCTTGACGACTTTCACTGGTTCGTTCGAAGTCTATTTCGACGAAACAGACACAGCACAAAGCGCAGTTGACGCTGGAGCATCCGTCACATTCTCTGTTTACCCAGAGGGCGACGATGCTGGCGACACTTACTACACAGGCTCAGGCATTGTTACTGGCCGTTCAATCACAGCATCTTTCGATGGCATGGTTGAGATGTCCTTATCAATCCAAGGCTCTGGTGCGCTGACCGAAACAACCGTTTAACATCTAACAGACAAGGGGTGGCACTATGTCTAAATTAAGCGAGCGTATCTCTGCGAACCGCGCAGCACGAGAGCGTAAACATGTAGAAGTAGAGGAGTGGGGCGATGGCGACGCTCCTCTACTAATTCATTACGGTGCGGTAACTGGCAAGGATATTGACAGGGTTCAGCGCAAGCACCCTGACTTTTTGTCCAACCCAACTATTGCAGCGATGGTCGAGACCATAATTATCAAGGCAGAAGATGCTGATGGCGAGAAGCTGTTCACCATCGAAGACAAGCAGACTTTGCTTGCCGAGCCTATGGGATTGATTGCCAAAGTATTTGGTTCTGTCTTTAACGCTGATACCGTTGAGGAGCAGACAAAAAACTGAGACGCGACCCGTTCAGGTTCAACCTTATTTCCCTCGCAGAGAAGTTAGGGAAGACAATAGATGAGATTGAACAAATAACATTAAGCGAATATAATGAATGGGTCGCTTATTATGCAATCTTAAAGGAAACTAACGATGGCTGACATGAATATCGTAATTGCCGCCCAGACGGGTGCTGCACAGTCAGAAATCGCTAGGCTCCAAGCCAAGCTAAAATCCCTAGACGGAACAGTAAAAGGCTCGACTGGCACAGCCAACCAATATGGCAAGGTCGTAGACCAAAACACTCGTGGTTTAAGTAGATTCGCCAAGTCTGGTCTACAGCAGACTGGTTATCAGCTTGGTGACTTTGCCGTTCAGGTTGGTGGCGGCACAAGTGCGCTTCAAGCGTTCGGTCAACAGGGTTCCCAGCTTTTAGGTATCTTCGGCGCGACTGGTGCGTTGCTCGGTGCTGGTGTCGCTATCGTGGCCGCTCTTGGTAATGCTTATATGAAGTCAGGCGCAATGGCCAAGGGCTTCAATGAGGAGATGGACGACCTGAATAAGCTGGTCTCAGAGAGCCACGCTCTTGGTCGAACATCCGCAGAGCAGTTCGCATTCTTAGCCACGAAATATGGCGAAGTAACAGAAAGCGTAAAGGGCTTGTTCCTCGCAGAGAAATCACTGTTGCAGCTAAAGCTCGCAGAAACATACGCCAAGGCAAAGCAAGGTCTCACACCGTTTGTAAGCGAACTCGAAAGGGCTAATCTAGTTAATAGAAAAGCTGGTCAGATAGGTCTTAAGTTTGGCGGAAGTATGGCCGCCATGAGGGGCGGGCTTGACGACCTAGCGATTAGCACTGGTCTCAGCGTAGACCAGCTAGAAGCGTTTGCAGCCGCGATGCCTAAGCTCATGGAAATGACGGACGCAAAAGAGAGCATAGACTTCGTTAATAACCTGCTAGAGACTACGGGTCTTCAAGGTGTTGAAGCCATGAGCAAGCTGACAAAAGCTGGCAAAGAGAATGTTCAGATGTTAATTGAGTATGGCCAAGCTGGGCGAATTGTAGACATTACTCTTGAGGGTCTGCAAAAAACTGTCTCCGAGGTTGAAATGGCCACAACTGGTTTAGGCGCAACTTTCGGCACGACACTGACTGATGGCAACAAGATGGCGTCAGGCATAGCCACGTCTATGGGTTCTGCGTTTAGCAGCATTATAATGGGAACATCAAGAACAGCAGACGCCTTCAAGAACATGGCAGGCCAAATCGTGGCTCAGTTGATGCAGGTTTTGGTTATTCAACGATTGGTCGGCGTTGTTGGCTCGACATCTCCTAGCGGAGCGGTCACTCCGGGCACAGGTCTTGCAGGGTTTCTTTCGGGAACGAGAGCAATGGGTGGCCAAGTTACAGGTGGTCAATCATACTTGGTTGGCGAGCGCGGCCCGGAACTGTTTAGCCCCTCTGCCAGTGGCACTATCATCCCGAATGGCAAGATGGGTGGACAGGGCATCGTCGTGAACAACAACCTGACAATCAACTCGGACAACGCTGCGGCTGTTCGCAGTCAAGTCCTGAGCATGTTGCCGATGATTAAAGAGGCGAGCAAAGGTGCTGTCTTGGAGGCGTCTCGTCGCGGCGGTTCATTTGCTAACTCGTTTGGAAACTAATCATGGCTATTTCTTACCCCCTCACGCTACCGACCACCACAGGCATCGCCAGCATTGTGTTCACTGCAAGAAACACTGTCGGCCTCACACAGTCGCCATTTACGCTAAAGCAGCAAGTGCAGCGTAATGCTGGCCAACGGTGGGAGGCTACAGTCACTCTGCCGCCCATGCCTCGTGAGGAGGCCGAGGAGTGGATTTCATTCCTGCTCAAGCTAAATGGTTCCTTCGGCACATTCCTTATGGGCGACCCCAACGGCAAGTTGCCACGCGGCGCAGCTACCAGCTACCCGTCTGACGTTATCGCAATCAACGGCGCAGGTCAGACTGGCAACACCCTGAACCTAGATGGTGCGACCGCGAGTATCTCTGACTATGTAAAAGCAGGCGACTACATCCAAATCGGAAGTTTAAGTTCATCGCAACTATACAAAGTGCTAAACGATGCAGACAGCAACTCTAGCGGCGAGTTGACCTTGGACATCTGGCCGAACCTTCGCTCTTCCCCTACTGACGGAGGCGTAATATCCGGGCAAAATGCAGTTGCACAATTTAGGCTTGCCAATAACCAGACTGGCTTTTCCATCAATCAAGCATCCATCTATGGCCTTTCGTTCACTGCGGTAGAAGCACTATGACGAGAGACGTTTCTGCTTCCTTTCAGGCACAGGTCGAGGGCGACAGCCTATCTCCATTCTATGCGGTTGAGCTTACGTTTAACGATGATGGTGGGACAATCCTGCGCTATTGGACTGGTTACGGCGAGATAACTTTTGGCGGCGAAACATTCTCAGGCTTTGCAGATATGCTTGCCATCAACGTAGCCACAGAGACAACCGATTTGCAGGCCAACGGCGCGTCATTGACGCTTAGTGGTCTGAACGCCGCGACCGTCTCTCTTGCCCTTGGGGAAGACTTTCAGGGCGAACCTATGAAAGTATGGCTTGGCGTGTTGGATAGCTCTGGCTCGGTCATAGCCGACCCTTATATGGTGTTCGAGGGCAAGATGGACACCATGTCTATTTCGCAAAACAGTGATGGCTCAAGCGTTCAGATAACTGCTGAGAGCAGCCTAATTGACTTGAACAGAACCCGTGTCAGACGCTACACTTCACAAGACCAGCAAATTGATTATCCGAATGACCAAGGGCTTGATTTTGTTCCGTCCATTCAGGACTTAAGTATAACTTGGGGGAGGCCGACCTAATGGGCTTGAAGGGTTTCTTTAAGGATGCGTTCGAAGACATCGGCGACTTTGGCGAGGCTTTGCTCGACAACCCTGTTGACGCAATCGTTGCGGCTAGCATTGCTTATTTCAGTGGTGGCACTGCTGGCACAGCAATCTTCGCGGCTTCTGCGGCCACATACGGCAACCTACAGCAAGAACGCGCAGCCGCAGCAGCCGCAGCAGCCCTAGCGGCTTTCCAAGCTGAGGCACAAGGCCGCGATATTATGATTAAAGAGCCTGTGGCGAGCCGCAAGCTAATTTATGGTGAGGTAAAAGCTGCTGGCAACATCGTCTTTATGGACGTGACCGATGACAACAAATACTTGCACGTTGTCATGGCTGTTGCATCGCATGAAGTCGAGAAGATGGCCTATGACAGTGCAGGCGACATCTATCGCTCTGTTTATCTTAACGACGAGTTCAACAGGCTTTTAGGCAATGGCACTGACGCAAACGGCGTAACGAGATACATTGCAGGTTTGGACAGCACATATTACGACAGCAAAGATGGCAAAGGCTCTGTGGTTCGTTTCAAGTTCTATGACGGAACACAAACTCAGGCGGACGCCGACCTTGTGGCTGAAACTGAACAATGGACAGAGAACCACGTCCTAAACGGGATTGCTTATGTATACGCTCGTTTTGAGTATCACCAAGACAGTTTCCCGACTGGTATTCCAAACATCAGCATGATTGTCCGAGGCAAGAAGCTATATGACCCAGAGACAGGGCTGACAACTTACTCGACAAACCCAGCCCTCGCGCTGCGCGATTACCTAGCGGGCGAGTTCGGGTTCGATAGCGTGGCTTCTGAGTTCAATGATGCCAGCTTTAACACGGCCAAAGACGTTTGCGATGAGCAGGTAACAGGATTGTCTGGGCAAGAAACCAGATACACAATTAACGGCGTTGTCGATACGGGCGCGAAAAAGTCTGACGTTATAACTAACATGCTGACTTGCATGATGGGCGACCTTATCCGAACAAACGGTAAGTGGCACGTCAATGCTGGTGAGTATAGAGACCCCGTAATTTCGCTGGATGAAGACGACTGCCGTGGCAGCATAGAGGTAATCACTAAGACCTCGCGCCGGGACAGGTTTAATTCCGTCAGGGGGACATTCTTATCACCAAGCAACAACTACAAGTTGTCCGACTACCCAGAGGTGGCATCCAGCGCGTTTGCCACTGAGGATGGCGAAATAATTCCTACGCAGCTTGATTTGTCATTCACCGACACAGCCAGCGAAGCGCAAAGATTGGCCAAGATACATCTGCTCGCGTCTCGCCAAGAGATTGTCGTCAACTACCCAGCCAAGCTCACGGCATTCCGCCTGCAAGCTGGTGACACGGTTTCTATAACCAACGAGAACTTCGGATGGAGCAACAAGGCGTTTCGTGTGCAGGCTTGGTCTATCGTCTATGAAGATACTGCTGGAGGAGTTGCCATCGGTGTTGACCTTCTGCTACGCGAGACAGCGTCGAACATTTACGACTGGAACGCGGCAACAGACGAGACAGCTACCGATGCCGCCCCGAACACAAACTTGCCAAGCCCGTTCGTTGTGGGTGACGTTGGCCTGTTTGTCACCGATGAGCTTCGCATCGTAAACGGGACAGCCACCACGGTTCTTGTTTCTAATGTTACGGGTGGCGGAGATTTCGCCGACACGTTCCAAGTGGAAGCCAAGTTAAGCACTGACGCTGACTATACTATCGTCGGGACTGGTAAGGGCAATCTGTTTGAGAAGGTGAACGTAGTGGATGGCGCGACTTACGATGTTCGCGCTTTCGCAATTAACGCTCTTGGCGTTCGCTCGGCAAACTTCGCAACCTTTAGCCATCAGGTTGTCGGCAAGACAGCACGACCTGCTGACGTGTCTGGCTTACGCATTAACATCGTAGGGGCTGAGGCTCACTTGGACTGGCCACCTGTTGCCGACTTAGACTTGAGCCATTATCAAATCAGACACACCAACGACACGTCGAACGCATCGTTTCAAGACGCTGTAGACCTCGTTCCGCGCATATCCGCCCCGACGACAACGGCAATCGTTCCTGCTCGCACAGGCACTTACTTCATCCGCGCAGTAGACACATCTGGCAACCGAAGCGCAAACGCCACGAGTGCAGTAAACCAAATCAGCGCGATTGAGACGCTGAACGCAGTGGCGACGACTACACAAAACCCAGCCTTTAGCGGCACGAAAACAAGCTGCTCAATTGATACCGACACTTATGCAAACAATGTTCTCAGGCTTGGGAATGAGATACTGTTCGACGCAGTGACAGGAAACTTTGACGACACGACTGGCAACTTTGACGACTTCCGCGTAACCGATACAACAAGCGGAACTTATGAGTTCGACAACTATGTTGACCTGTCTCAGAAATATACAAGCCGCCTGACCGCAGACCTCAAGGTGTTGCGCTTAGACTTCGTCAACTCGTTTGACGATGCGCTTGGCAACTTTGACGCCCGTCCGGGGGATTTTGATGGTGACCCGTCCGCGTTCGATGACATCAACGTGCAATTATTTGTTGCCACGACAGACGACGACCCATCTGGTTCGCCAACTTGGTCGGCTTGGAAGGAGTTTGTCGTGGGCGACTACACAGCCAGAGCTTACAAGTTTAAGGCAGACCTGTCATCGACCGACACAACATCAAGCCCTGCTGTCGAGGAGCTATCGGTGACAATCGACATGCCAGATAGCGTCCGTGGCGACATCGACATCGCAAGCGGTGCAGCGACGAAGGTCGTTACCTTCTCGCCCGCGTTCAAAGAACTGACTGGAGTGTCATTAGCCATTGATGACTTAGCAACTGGCGATTATTATGGTATAACAAGTAAAAGCAGAACAGGTTTCAGCGTTACATTCTACAACGCAGCAGGCGTGGCGGTGGACAGAACTTTTGATTATGTAGCCAAGGGCTATGGAGAAGTAAGGACTTAAAGATGAGCCAACATGATTTTGAAATTGCCAACCAAGGCTTTCCATCGTTTCGCAGCGACCTGAACTCAGCGTTGCAAGCGTTGGCGTCTATCTCAGCAGGCGCAACTGAGCCAAGCACGATTTTTGCTTACCAGCTTTGGTATGATAGCACCGCCAACATTCTAAAGATTAGGAATGCTGCCGACGATGCGTGGATTAGTCTGGTGACGTTTGACCAGACCAACGACCACGCTGCAACCTACCATTTCGACAACTGGACAATCACAGAAGATGCTAGCGGCAACCTGATGTTTGC